AAAAGTTTTTTTCGTTGGGCACATATAAGTCCCCTTTCAAATACTCTAAAGCCCCTGACATTGGTACACGCTCAAACTGGAGACCTGTATGACTTCTCAGTAGGTCTCGTACTAAGTATTCCCCACGTGCACCTTTTGCTCTGCTATCTACCATTCAGACTTCTGCCACTTATCGAGATACTCGCTTTGTGACCGTGGTTCTGGGTAGTCATAGCCTATCGAGTTCAAGGCTTCTAGTTTATCTTGAAACTCTGCAATTTTACCAAGCTCTTCTTCTATTGTAGCCATTGTATCTGGATGCTCTGCCACACCTACTGGGTTTTTCATAAAAACCTGTGCATTAATTGTGTGTTTTGCTATCTGCCCTTCCAGATACTGCTTCATGTTCTTTTTAACATCCATGCTCTTCGTCCTCTCCGTATCGCCCTCGGGTTTCGTTTCCGTCATAGTTTAGTTCCGTCATGCTTTTTTGTTTCATTTTCTGATCCCAATGAGAATCAAGCAGCTCGCGATACTTCATTTTATACTCATTGTGGTCAACTTCATCTCTGTACTTCTTTTTATACAAAGTCAGCTCTTCCTCAAGAGTAGCGATAATTTTATTAGCTATTGCTAGTTGACTTTCTAGTTCCTGTATAGCTTTCATTACCATCTTCCCGATCTGTTTATCATTTGTATCATTCTTCTGTTAATAAGCATCTGTGCTTCTTCTTCTGTCATCATCTCGCAATGCCTTACAGATCCAAAAGTATCACAGATTCTTACCATATTTACTTCTTTTGTAGGTGTTGTTGCAGGTCTGTTTGCACATCCTGCAAGTAATAATAAAATAATTAAATATCTCATTCTAATCTACTTATGTTCTCCTCTTTTACTACTTCTTTCTTATCAAGAAGTGGGTGAGTCCAACCGTGTGAAACTATGTAAGTATTCAAGTCCTCACTTAAAAGAACTTCCACTAGCTTCTCACGCCCTGTGTCATCTAATACTGCAATGACTTCATCTAAGAAAAGTATGTTGAGTCGAGACTTCGAGATACTACTCATTAGCTTACGAATAGCAATCAAAGTAGCAGTATTTACCCTTGCTAACTCTCCTGAAGAAAGTGCGAGAATATCTACTATTTTGCCATCGTCTTCGACCTGCACATTTAACTTGTCATTAGACACTACAAATTCAAGAGTAAACCGCCCATCAGAAAGCTCTGCTAGATAAGTATTCGCTAGTTCTTCCAATTCTTTTACAAGATTCTCGATCTTGTATGCAAGAAGTCCATTTGTACTAAAAGACTTCTTCAGTATTTCAAGATTGGAAAGGAGTCCTTCCTGTTTTGTAAGTATATCTTGAAACTCTGCCAGCTCTTTTAAAAAGCTGTCAGTCTGTTCTTCTATAACCGCTATTCGCGTGTTATGCTTTGTTCTTCTTTGATTTTCCTTTGCTGTGCTCTCCAACTGCTCCTTTCGTTGAAATAAGCGAGTTCGTACGCTTGCCAGCCTTTCTTCAAGCTCCTCTTTATCCAGAGCAGCCGTTGGCAAAGATTTATCAATACTTCGATAAATTTCTTTCCAATCGCTCTCAAGTTTTTGACAACGATCAAACTCAGCATTATCAGTTTTAATTTGTTGTATTTCTCTTTCAATGTTTCCAATTTTTCTCTCCGCTTGTATAACTTTCTCTGCTTCTTTATCCACAAGAGACTGCTTAAACTCAGGGTCAACTTCCTGCTCACAAGTAGGGCAAACATCTCCCAATCCTTGCAACTTTTCTATAAGGCGTTGAGACCCCGCTACGACTTGAGAATGCTCTCCTTTTAAAGACTGTAGTGTATCATAAGATTTTCGTTCCGTTACTCTACAGTTTTGTGCTTCTTGTAAATCAATTTGTCCGAGTAGGCTTATTAATTGATTATTTTTTGAGATTTTTTTATTCTTCTCCGAGATATTTTCAATTTCTTTCGTCAACTGACGGAATTCTTTTTCATCATCATCCGAAGAAATTGGTAAATCTAACATCGGTAGTATGTTTGTATCGGTCAATTTGTTATCTGACAACCATTTTTCTATCGTATCGAGCTTTGCTTGTATTGAGCTATTTTCCAATACCACTACTCTTGATGCCTCTTTGAAAATATCGAAAAGCTCGACATAATTTTCTAGGTGCAACAAGTCGATTAGAAACTTCTTTCTGTTTGTGTCTGTAGCGGTTAGAAACTGCAAACTCGCATTTGTATTCTGATAGACAAGTTGCGAGAAAGTTTTGAAGTCAACTCCAATGACTTCTTGTATAGTTTTGTATGTGTTTGTAGCAGTATGACTAGAGATATCCTCTCCATTCTTTTCTAGTTTTACTTTGACACTTGTCTTTCTGTCTATACTTACTACATAGGTATCTTCATCTTTTGTAAAGACTAGTTTTATGTTGTAGCCTTTATCAACATATCTGTTTGGTATATCTGCTTTCTTGATTCCTTTGGAGTTCTTATTGTACAGCGCCTCCTCTATAATCAAAGGTATAGAGGATTTGCCTGTACCATTAGTTCCAATAATCTGCGTAACTGTATTATCGTCTAGCTTCAGAATATTGTCGGAACCGTAGCTAAAGCAGTTATTCCACTCAAGCTGTTTTAGAGTAATCATTAAACGTCCCTATGATACTAGATATTTTTTCTTTAGGAAGCTCTAGTATATATTCCAGATACTCCGCCAATTCTTCACTTATACTCATTTCTTTGTCCAGCACAAGCGTTGCTTCTGTACTTCGTTTTACAACTTTCTTGTCTAACAAGTCTGAGTTCTTTACTTTTGAGAGGTCTTGTATATCACCTTCTAACTCGTAGATCGTATGATGAAACTCGCTTGGGATCATCTCATCTGGGCTAGTTACTGTCTTTCTCAAAAGTTGGGGTAGATTAAATCTGTCCCACATCCACGACCAGTCTTTATCATTTATTAGCAGATACCCTGTTTCTACTTCATTTCTATGAAAGGATGTAGTCATTGGACTGCCTGGATAAACAATATTTCTCTGTGTGTTGCTGTGGGCATGAAGGTCTCCTGCAAAAATCACAGGAAAACTCTCAAACCTATCCAAATCTACTTCTGGCTTTACATGAGGAGGTATTTCCCCTCTCACATGGGTAAACAGAGGCATAGAAGCATTGAAAGATTCTATACTGTTCTCTCGGTGTAAATCGGCATATGGTAATACATTGAACCCTTTATCGTTATCCACATAAGAAAAGTCCACTACATGAACTAAAGGGTTTATATCTCTACTTACTTGTTTTAGCTGGCTGAAGAATGTCTTATTCTTTTTTGTTGCTTCATGGTTGCCATCGTAGATAAGAGTAGGTATAGTTACTTTTCGTATAAAGGAGAAGTAAAGCTCTAACTCTTCCATTGTTGGAAGACGATCAAAAAGATCGCCTCCGATTACGTGCATTGAACACTCTTTCTCTAGATCATGAACTTGATTAAAGAAAGATTCGTACCTCTTTTTAGCCCATGCAGCTGGGACATTCTTTTGTCCCAGCTTTATGTGCCAGTCTGCTGTAAACAGTATCACGCTACGTTAAACTCTTCTTCAAGGGTCTCGTCAATCTCAGATACTGATTCTTGTCGTATACGATCAAGAAGCTCTTTCTGAGCGTCTGGTGTAGGACGAGGCATAACGTCGTCCATGGACTTCACATCAGCAGCAAGAGCCGCATCAGAGTCCGAAAGTGCGCTAGGCTTGCACTTGAGAGGCTGTAACTGGTACTCCACATTGTAGGGGAGAGGGCCAGTCTTTACTCTCTTAAATTTGATTTCCCATCCAGTCTCTGGATCGGTAGGATCGCCTAAATCCTCTGCGGCAGTTATGATCTGCTCCCACAGTTTTTTCTTTAGATTGACAACTTTTACTTCTCCGTTGTCAATACATTGGGTTGCATAGCTCCAACCACACTTGAGGTCGGGATAGTACTCACGAACCCAATCCTTCTCTTTGTTGTTGAACGCTTCTGCGTTGCGATCAAAAGACAGACACTCCAAAGGAATGTTCTTGTCGTTTTCGCCTTTGACCCAGTACACATAGCGAGCAAGAATGTCGCCTACAAGACGAAAAGAGTTGTCTCCGTCTTTGTACTGAAATGTGCTGATAGAGGTTTTTTGAGCAGATCCCTTCTGCTGATTAAATGATATTGCCATTAGTGGTTCTCCTGAAGGTTGGCTTCTTCGTATAGAAAGTGCATATTCTCACCTGCTACAAGAAGTAGGCTGTTATTGTCTAAGTACATATAAGGATCAATCGGTAAGTGCATGATGTTTATGTGTACTGTTTGGTTTGTAAGATACTCTGCATACGAGCGTAGACTAGCCATCGCCATGTATATGCAGATATCTTTGTTGCTGTACTTATACGCATTGTATAGAAGTACGTCAGGATGCAGTAGAAAAGACATACCCGTAAAGTCCAAGTTTGAATATTTGTATATTTTATCAAAGCGATTGTTGGGTATCTGTTTTTCTACTAACATCCTCAAAACTCGTACGACCTCGGATGTATTTCCATCACAAGTTTCGTAGATTTTTTTCCAGTCAAATAGAAGCATATTATATCAAAAAATGTAAGTTATGTCAAGAATTATTTTTTTAAAGTTCCTGTATTTGGTAACCCTGTTTCATATAGTACCCTATCCTGTTGGAAGCCTGCCTTCGTGCAGTATTCCCTTTCAAATGTATGTCTATGACTATTGGGTTTTTCTTTCCTTCTTTCTTTCGTATCACTCTACCTATCAACTGTGTAAGTAGAGGTTCATTGTTTACTGGTGTTCCTAAAATTAAGCAGCTCAAGTCGTCTAATGAGATGCCTTCTGAGAAAATAGCCTGTGTTCCGCATAGAATATCGGCTTTCCCATCTGATATTTTAGACATAAGCTTTTTTCTGTCCTCATGGGGGACTTCCCCCGTAACACATACAGCTTT